TTTTGAAGATTTAACAAGATCAAAGATATATGAATATATAGTAAACCATTATAGACAATATTCAGTAATTCCACAACGGGCAATGATTATAGCAAATTGTGATGAAAATTCGCAAGATGAAATTGCTGAAATTGATTGTATTGATATTGATATTGCATCGAATTATAATTATATATTTGATGAAACAAACAAGTATCTTAAAGAACAATCTTTAAAAAAGTCTATTCTAAAGTCAGTTGATATTATTAAGAAAAAAGAAGGATATAATGATATTAGAAATCTTATTGATAATGCTTTATCTAAAGACTTGAAAATAGACCTTGGAACAGATTATTTTGCTACAGCACCAGAACGATTAGTAAGAATGTTTACAACAATAACAGATAGGATTCCTACTTGTTATCCAATAATTGATGAATATATGTCTGGTGGTTTTCCGCCTTATACACTATCAATATTTGGTGCTGCTATTCATGGTTTCAAGTCAGCTCTTATGGCTAATATTATTAGCCGTCAAGTTTTAAAAGGATATAATTGTGTTTTAGCATCAATGGAAATGTCTGAAGATATGTTTGCGCAAAGATTTGATGCTATTTATGCAAAAAGAGATATAAATCGTTTGTATATATCAACTCCATTAAAAGCTCACCTTGTTAATACATTAAAAACATTAAGGGAACAATCGGAAATTGGTAAGTTGATTATAAAGCAATTTCCTACTGGTGCTACATCTGTTATTGATATAAGAAATTGGGTTAAAGCCCTTCAGATGAGGGGTATTCCAATTCATCTTATATATGTTGATTATATAAATCTTATGAAGCCATCATATACATCAAAGAATGATTTGTATAGTGATGTTAAAAAGATTTCAGAAGAATTAAGGGCATTGTCATTTGAATTTAAGTGCCCTGTTATATCTGTAACACAGTTGAATAGAGAAGGTATGAGGATTAATTTACAAGAACTTGATTTTACATTTATTTCTGAATCTATTGCTGTTGCAGCTACGGCAGATTTTATCGGTATTATTGGTGATGATGAAGATTCAAGGGTTTATGATTCTGAAGTATCAATGAAAATTGCTAAAAACAGGCTAGGTGGTCGAGTTGGAGATATTATAAAGATGTATTATGATACTAGAACACTTGGTATATATGATAATACTGAACTTGATTTGTGGCTGAAAGATGCGGAACAAACGGGTGATAATCGTTCTGTAGCTCCTCAACCAGAACCAGAACATAGAGGTCGAAGAAGGTAATTTTACAATTTAAATAAATTATGATATTAATGAAAGGATATTTTATATGGATAAATTAAGCTGTCAAGCTTCCATAGAAAAGATTGTTGGTATAACTGATAAAGATTTTGCTGATTATATATCTATGAGATCAACACCAGCATCGAAAAATGTATATAATTTACTTAAAATGCAAGTTAATTTTTATGATGAAACAGGAATGAAACTTCTTAGATGTGCTGTTGAAGATTGTAAAAAGGAATATTATAAAGAATATTATTGTTCATTAAAAACATCGAGTTGTTCATATTATCTTCCTGGAAAAATTTGTGGCCTTGGTGATAGAAATACGCCTTGGTCTCCTTTTAAAAAGTGTGATCTTCGCGAGGAAAAATAATGATATTACATGGTGACGCATATACAATATTGAAAACATTACCAGATGAAAGTGTACAATGTTGCATTACAAGTCCACCATATTATTTGTTGCGTGATTATGGTGTAGAAGGACAAATAGGTATTGAATCATTACATGATTGTTTGGGTTGGGCTACTGGTGATAATTGTGGTGAATGTTATGTATGTCATTTAAGGCAAGTATTTAGTGAAGTTAGACGGGTTCTTAGAAGTGATGGCATATTGTGGTTAAACATTGGTGATAGTTATGCTGGAAGTGGTAAAGCTGGAAATAATCCAGAATATCAAAAACGACATACTGAATTTGGAAAACCATCTAAACATAAGGAAAGATTTGGTCCATCAGTTAAACCTATTGGTGGTTTAAAAAATAAAGACCTTATGGGTGTTCCGTGGAGAACGGCACTTGCTTTGCAATCAGATGGTTGGTGGTTAAGGTCTGATATTATTTGGAATAAAAGCCGTGTGATGCCTGAAAATGTTACTGATAGACCAACAAAAGGACATGAATATATATTTTTATTAACAAAATCAGCAAAGTATTTTTATGATTCTTTTGCTATTAGAGAAAAGGCTGTATGTCCATTGGGAAGTAGAGGTAGTAAAGGTTCAAAGGAAAGATCATCAATTAAAGGTGTTAATTCAAGACCACCTGAATATGCTATATCTGATGGTTATAGAAACAAAAGAACAGTTTGGGATGTTTTACCACAAGGATTTAAAGAAGCTCATTTTGCAACATTTCCAGAAGAATTGGTTAGACCAATGATTCTTGCAGGAACATCTGAAAAGGGAAAATGTGCTAACTGTGGTTCACCCTATGTAAGGAAACTTGAAAAAATCAAAAATGTACATAAAACATTAGTTGAATTTCCAGTAACTAAAATGATTGGTTGGGAAAAGACTTGTAATTGTGATTGTTCAACAGTTGAACCTTGTGTTGTTCTTGATCCATTTAATGGTGCTGGAACCACTGGTGTTGTTGCTGCTCAACATGGTATTAATTATATTGGTATAGAAATAAACAAAGAATATATAGAAATGTCTGAAAAGAGAATATCAAAAGTTAAAGTAGTTGATAAAGTATTATTAGATGAAATATGGGGAGGAGAATATGAGTAAATGTTTTACTGTTCAGTTAGATCATGTAGATGCTGTTGTGCCTAAGAAAGCACATCCATCTGATTCAGGATTTGATCTTGTAACACCCGAAGATGTTTGTGTTTGGCCGAGAAGCTTGCAACCAGTTAATACTTTTGTTAGGATTCAACTTGAGCCGGGATATGAAGCTCAGGTGAGAAGTAGATCGGGATTAGCATTGAACAAATCTCTTTTTGTTATCAACTCGCCTGGGACCATTGATAGCCAATACACCGGGCATATTATTGTTTTGTTATATAACTTAGGAGCAAAGAAAGTTATTTTGAATAAAGGTGATAAAATAGCTCAGATGGTTATTCAAAAGATTCCTGATGTTGAACTTGAAGAAGGTAATATTAATCTTGAAACAGAACGTGGGGAAGGTGGTTTTGGTAGCACGGGATGAAAGTTATATGTGATTCATATGATAGATTAAGATGTTTACCATGTTATCATGGTATTTTGCATGAGAAAACTTCTGAATGTAAAATTAGGTATTGTATAGCTGATCATTCAAGGTGTATTTCTGCTGATTACTCTATTCCAGAATATTTATTTAGAATAGATGGCATAGAACCCAAAGTAGAGCGAATGCTTAATCTTCTTGATGATATGATAATGAAGTGTGATAAGTGTGAAATTTCAAGAAATGCTAAGTCATTTCCCTTTTGGACTGTTAATTATAATAAAATGGCTATTATTAATAGTTGGTCTAAAATAAATGAAATATCATACAAAATGCCAGAAGCATTTGGAAAAACATTAATGGATATTCTTGAAAATCATAATATATCAAAAGATGAGTGTTTGATAATGGATAGTGTTAATTGCCGACTTATAAATGGTAAACCATCATCTATCAATATAGTTAGATGTAATTCATTTATTAAAAAATATTTTAATATTTTAAAACCGAAGAAGGTTTTGCTTCTTGGTTCATATCCTGTATTATCATGTCTTGATGAAATATTCACATTATCTAAAAATGCTACTATGATAGAAATTGATGGTATTAAATATGTAAGAAGTATTAATCCAATTTATTGCTTTTATGATAAAGAACGTGGTATGGAGATGCTAAATGAAAGTGTAAAGATTTTTAAGGAGATATAGTAATGAAAAGAGAAAATATTGATATTATTGTCAATGGTGGTGTTTGGTCTAATGTATCACAGTCGGGGATAATTTCTGGCGTATCAGAACTTGCCATGGAACATATTAAATATATGTCAAAAGAAGCAATGATTACATGGCTATATGAAGCATGCAATTTAGCTGAAGAAACTTTAGAATGGAAGAAAAATGCAACATTATCAAGGAGAATTAAGAAGATTCGTGAATATTTTAATCATCATGATCCAAACAGAGGAATGGTTGTGAATATTTTGGTAAACACTATTCTTTCGGGGCAAGGATTAAGCACTTTGTCTGGATTTGGATATAGTAAGATAGGATCGTCGTATCGAATCAATCCTGAAACTATTGCTATGAGAGATGTAAAAGAATAATTTGACATTTTATAAAAAATATGTTATACTTATTTAAAAGGTGATTTATAATGATTGAAAACTTTATTAAGATTATTGAAACTGACAGATACCGTATTAGGTTTAATGTAATGACTGGTTTTGAAGTAATGGTTGGTATAAATGGTCATGATGATCCGTGGGTTCTTGATGTGCCAAACCTTATGGATATTGGTATTATGGGAACTTGTTTCAATAGGTGTTCTTTTTGTTATCAGGGTGATAATCAAGAATCAAACATGAAAATAGAAGATTATAAGAGACTTATATATAATGCAAAAGATCATGTTAATCAAGTTGCATTGGGTGGTCGTGGGAATCCTGATGAACATTTTAATTTTTATGAAATCCTTGCTTATACTAAACAGTGTGGTGTTGTTCCTAATTATACTACTGCTGGAAATACATTTACACCTGAAAAGGCTGAAATATCAAAGATGTGTGGAAGCGTTGCTGTAAGTATGTATCATCAGGATTATACATTTTCAGCATTGAAGATGCTTATGGATGCTGGTGTAAAGACTAATATTCATTGGATTGTTTCAACAAATACATTGCCTACTATTTTAAGATTTATAAGAGATAAGGAAGATGTTTTTAATGGAATGGTTGATGTAAAACGATTAAATGCTATTGTGTTTTTATTGTTTAAGACTTGCGGTCGTGGTTCTAATCATCCAGAATGGATTGTTCCAGATGATGGTGTTAAAGAATTTATAGATGCAGTAAGAAAACATAAAGGGCCTTATAAAATAGGTCTTGATTCTTGTATGGTAGGGCGAATATCTAATGTTGCGGGTCTTACAGAAGAGGAAAAAGTATTTTGTGATACTTGTGAAGGTTCTCGTATGAGTGCATATGTAACACCTGATATGAAACTTTTACCATGTTCATTTGGTAAAACTATTGTAGATGGTGTTGATTTAATGACAAATACTCTTAAAGAAGCATGGAACAGTGATTTATTTAAAAAATTTAGGTTTAAACTTGAAGAAAAACCGTTTGAATGTCCGTGGGGGTTTTGGTGATAATATCTAATAAAGCTAAATGTTTAAAATGTGGTGATGTAATAGAATCAAAAAGTGTGCATGATTTTGTTACTTGTTCTTGTGGTTCTTTATCTGTTGATGGTGGTAAAGATTATTTAAGAAGAGTTGGAAATTACGGTGATTTTGAGGATTTAAGTGAAATACAAGATAATAAAAAGTAAAGATTTAATAGAATTTATGAATAATATCAATATCAATATCAATATTGATAATGGTTTTGTTCCATATAGTAATTTGTTATTTGTAGAATGTTGGTATATTCAAGCTGTGATATATAAGGAGAAATAAACATGGCAAGAGTTTGTTATAGGTGTAAGTGGTTTGAAATTTGTCAATACAGGAATAATGAAGGTGTTGATTTGTCGGCTCTTATTCGTATTAGTGAAGAGGAGTGTTTGAAGTTTAAGGAAAGTGTAAAATGATTAAATTTATATCAATGATAATTTTTATTCAAATAATTTGTTCATTTATTTATTCAATATTTGTTGATATTATGCCTATTGGTTTTATTTATTTTATTACTCTTGTTATTTCATTTATTATAGGATTTTTTTGGAGTTATACTTGGGATTGTGTATGTAAAAAGATAAACAGTATTGTATAAAATATGATAAGTGTGGAAAATATCATTATTAAATAAAAATGAAAACATCTGATTTCATAAAATTACTTAAACAAATTGATCCTGATGGAGAAGGTGAGGTTTGTGTGGATAATATGAGTGTTTATGATGTTAGTGTTGTTCCTTCATATTGGGATGGAATCTTACAAAAAGTTTATGCTAAAAATAATATACCAGAACGTATTGATTTTACAACAGATGGATATAAACTATTACTAGAATATATTGATGTTGATATGTTTATATATCAACAATTAATAAACGGTAAAAATCCGATAATAACAGGTAATGATTGTAGAAAATCAATAATTAAAGCTTGTTATTATATGTTTTATAAGTGGCCAGTAGAGAATAATTTATTTGTTGGTCCTATGAAAGAACATAAACTTAACATATGGGGGGTATAATGGAACCAAAAATTACAATAGGTCAGAAATCAGATAGTTTAAAAACAAAATATTATATTAATTTCTATGTAGAACATGATTTAGAAGAGTTTATAAATCAACTATCAAGAGATTTTTATAAAATATGGCTAACAACAGAGGTGTGGGGGAAACATGAAGATTAAATTTGATTTTATAACAAACAGTTCTAGCGCTTCTTTTATTTTATATATTCAATCAGATTTGACAGATATTGAATGTTTTAAGATTTATATTAAGAGGTTAATGGATAGGTTTATAATTGAAGAAGAAGTATCTGATTATGATAAAAACAGGATAGCTAAAGCTATCGAAAATATTGAACAACTTACACCCAACACATATAGTATGTCTGATTTTACATCAATGCTTAATAGTATTATAGATGATATGCCGAGATATATGATATGGTTAATTCTTGAAAACATGGCTCATGGGTTGTTGAAATATGGAATAAGAAACATTACATTAAAATTGGAAGAGGATGGATTTTAAATTATGACTAATAAGGAGTTTGCAGAACAGAATGAAACTTTTAAAAAATGGTGTATGGAAGTTGGTTTGCCAAATCATATCAATGTTATCCATACTAGAAAAAGTGTAGAAAAGAAACCAGGACTTACAAGTCTTTCAAGACAAGCATCAAAATGGAGGAATCAAAAAGGTGCAGCATACAAAAGATTTAAAGGAATTGATTGAAAAAATATCAGAATTTTATGTAGGTGTTCTATTTTTGCCTTATGAAATTTCTTTAATAAATTATAAATATTTTAGCAGGATGTTTAGACTTTATTATGGTTTGCAATATAATGAATTGAAGAGATGTCTATTACAGTAAATAATCCCTATTATAATTTTTAGCGCTGGTCTTCTCTCCATCTACAAATTATAATAGGGTTTTGATTAAAAATATGATACCATATGGTTTTGTTTATAGAGTAGTTGATCCATACACAGAAATGTCTTATATAGGGCAATCTACAAAACCCCTCCGTTTTATTCAACATGCACATTATCAAGAATATCTTAGGATGAAAAGGGAAAAAATTAACCTTTCAGATCATCCATTTTATTATGCTATTGATAAACTTGGAATTTCTCATTTTATATGGGAAGTGTTATGTGAGTGTTCAAATCAAAAAGAACTTAATACAATGGAACAAAAAGCTATTAATTATTATGCAATAAACGGTGGTATATATAATACAAAAATAACTGTATATGGTTCTGATGAAGAATCCCTTCCAAAGCCAGATGAAAATTTTGAGTATGATAGAAAAACAATAAAAGTTAAACCAGAAACTGTTGCTAAAATGTCTAGCAGGAAGAAAACACCTGAACATATTGAGAAAGTAAGACTTGCTAATATTGGTAGAAAACATACTTTAGAATCTCGCATGAAAATTAGTGCATCAGGGAAAACAGTACGTCAAAGTGAAGAATATAAGAAAAAACAAAGTGAAGCTTTGAAAAAAGCATTTGCAAGACCAGAAGTTAAAGAGAAATTAAGTAAAATTAGGAAGGGTAGAAAATTATCAGAAGAACATAAAAAGAAAATTGGAATTGCTCGTTCTGGATATACAATGTCTGAAGAAACGAAAAAGAAAAAAAGTGAAATAATGAATGCTATGAATTATGGTAGAAAGAAGTTTATTGTTACTTTTCCAGATGGTCATGAAGAAGAAGTTCTTGGAATAAAAAAATTTTGTCGAGAACATGGACTTATTTATTCTTCTTGGAATTCAACAGAATATAGAGGAAGAAAAAAATATCGTGGTTATTCTAAAAGAGAAGTTCTTGACAAAGATGAAAAAATATGATATTATAAAACAAAAAAGAGGTAATGTTATGAAGATTAAATTTGATTTTGTTACAAATAGTTCAAGCACAAGTTTTGTTATATATGGTGTTTCATTATCAATGGATGATATAAAAAATAATAAAATATTAGTTGATATGGCATATAATAAACATTTGGAAAAGTGTAAAAAATATGAATATGATGTTCTTCCCATTGATAAATTTTTGGAAGATGATGAATTTATTGATGATGTAAGTGAAATTAATAAGAGTCTTAAAACATTTTACTATTTAGATAATGATAATTTTTTTATAGGTATAAGTCCCTTTAATATCGGTGATGATGAAACGGGTGCTCAGTTTAGACAAAGAGTTGTGAATGAGCTTAAAAATTTGGGTATTAATGATAATCCTTATGAAATTAATGTAGAAATCTATTCATAAAGGTAATAAATATGTATAATATTGAGAAAAATACAATAGATGAAGAATTGTCTTATTTTAATAAGGTATTTTCAGCTTATGTATTTTATCTTGACGCTATATATGATACAAATAATGATGATGAAATCCTTGTCTTTTGGGAATGTTTAAATAAATTGTTATCTGTTTATGGAGGATTGGAAATATTAAATGAATTTATTGTTGAAGGTAATGGTAAATATAAAGTTATTCAAACAAAATTACGTAAACTTAATCTATTTTAGGGGGGTACATTGAAAATACTCGGATATGAAATACTTGAAACTGGTGATAATCCAATTCCTTTAAATAGAGAAAATATTTGGATTTGGATTAGAATAATATGTAATATTCATAAAATTATTTTTATCATTATAAAACTTGAATTTTTAAAATGGTTTTATAATACTACTTTTGGAATGGCAATAACACATAAGGCATGGGAAAAATATAAGGAAAGCCCATTGTTTAACTTTAGATATAGAGAAATGGGAATAAAATATGCTATCGAATCCTTTAATGTTAATGAATTTAGTTTTTTTAAATCCAAGGTTTGGAAAGACAGTGTGTTCTTGAAGGAATTATTTTTTCATCCTTATGAAACCCTTGATGAATTGTTAGACAGTGATACATATTGGAAAAAAGTGTGGGCTGAAAAAATTAGTTCTTGACTTTTTATTTTTTTTGTGCTATATTAAAAGAAAAAAGAGGTGAAAAGATGTTTGCAGATGATATTAAAAAGTCTAATGGCCGGCATTTCAAGTGTCGTTTTATTAAAAAGAATGGTGAAATTCGTGATCTGTACGGTTGTTTGAAACCCAAAAAGAATAGTAAAGGATTGAAGTATAATCCTAAAGATTATGGTTTAATTTGTGTTTTTGATCTTGAAAAAGAACAGTATCGCATGATTAATATTGAAGGTATTCAGTCTCTTCAACTTCTCGATGAACCTTTTGAACCTATCACAGAATAAAATGAATAATACTATTGATCTTCTTAAAAAATATGATAAAGCCTATCAAGAAGGAACTCCTCTTGTATCTGATAGGGAATATGATGATTTAAAAAGTAACGCCAGATTTATTTTTGGTGATGACCCATATTTTAAAACTGTTGGAGCTCCTGTATTTGGTAAAAAGATAAAACTTGGGTTTACCATAGGAAGCCTTAACAAGACTAATTCTTCTAATGTTGGTTCATGGATTGAAAAACATGATGAAGTTCTTGTATCTGAAAAGCTTGATGGGTCTGGGATTATTGTTTCATATAATAATGGTAAATTGTCTTGGGCTGCTACTCGTGGTGATGGTTCTGAAGGTCAAAATATTACAGATAAGGCTAAACATTTTCTTCCTAATACTGTTGAATATCGTGGGAATTTAATACTTCGCGGTGAAGCAATGTTGGTTGGTGATATTCATATTTCTCTTGGTTTTAAGAATCCTCGTAATGGTGTTGCTGGACTATTGAATCGCAAAAACTTTAAAGTTAAAGATGTTAAAAACATTAAAGTTTATTTTCATGAAGTTATTGAGCCACAAATGATTAGGAAAGATATGTTTCTTTTTATAAAAGATTTGGGGTTTGAAACACCAAAATTTATTACTTTACGAATTCCCACTGCTGAAATATTGATTAAAAAAATGTCTGAATGGAGAGAAAATGCTATATATCTAACTGATGGTTTAGTTCTTTCAGATGCAAATGATTATCGTGAAGATTTGTATTATCCTGAAAATGTTGTAGCTTTTAAAGTAAATCAAGAAGCAGTTAGAACAAAGGTTGTTGATATTGAATGGAACGTAGGTAGAACTGGTCGTGTTATTCCTACTGTTATTGTTGAACCTATTGTTATTGATGGAACAACTGTTTCAAGGGCTACGGGATTTAATGCAAAGTTTATAATGGATAATGATATTAAACCTGGAACGGTTGTTGGTATATTCAAGGCTGGTGAAATTATTCCATATATTGATTTTGTTGAGAAATAATTTTCTTGACAAAATTATTTTTATTTGTTATAATAAAAGAAAAAATGGGGATTAAAATATGAAGTGTCCAGTTTGTAAAAATGATCTTATCTGGCAAGGGGTGAATTTATTTTGTGAAACTTGTTCTAAGGGCAATTCAAAATCCATTGCACATTTTTTTAAAATTCTTGGTTCTAATAATATTACGGATACTACCATTGAAAAACTTGGAGTAAAGTCTATTGAAGATATGTATCGTCTTGAAGAAGATGTTATTTCAAATATTGATGGCTTTGGATATTCCAAAGCAGATACGATTGTTTATGAAATCAAGAAAACATTGATAACAACTCCAGTGAAACTGTTGGCGGCATTTGGTATTCCTTTTATTGGTATAGAAAATGCGAAAACAGTTATTGCCAATGTTAAAACATTTGATGATATTTTCTTTCTTTCTGAAGGTGAAACTGGTCTTGGTCCTGAAACAGAAAGAAGTTTTCTTGAAAATATTCAGAATTATAATGATTTGTGGTTATTCCTTGTAGAAAAAGGCATCCAGTTTAAGGAAACCATTAATAAACTTAATGGTATCAGTATTGCTATTACAGGAACACTTCCCATTAAAAGGGATGATGTTATCAAGATTATTGAAGATAATGGTGGTATTTTCTCAAAGTCTGTAACGAAAAAGACACAATATCTTATTCTTGGTAAGGGTAAAGATAACACTGTTAAAATGAGAAATGCTGAGGCTAAAGGTGTAAAGACTATTGATTGGTCTCAATTTTTAACAATGATTGAGGGGTGATAAATATGTTAGATAAACCATTAAAAAATGTTGATAAAGATAATGTTGCATCTTTCTTAAAAGAAATTGTTAAAATGATCAAAGATGATCCTAATGAATGGTCTATGAAGATAACAAGAGCAAATAATGGTTTTATTGTTGAAACAAAAGATGATGGAATCGTATTGAAGAATCTTTTTGAAAATCGTGATGATTCTAATCATATTAATAATGATCGCGATTTTGAAGATTTAAAGATATGGAGAGAAATGTTATATTTCATTATGGAAAATTTTGGTTATTATCCTAGTAAACATGATGATAAGAGGATTGTTATAAGAATTGAAGATAGGGATGGAAATGATGTCAATACTTACTAATAATACTCATTGTCCTGATTGTGGAAAACTTTTAACTGATAAAGGAAAGTCCATGTGCCCTACTTGTGGGACTAAGCTTACCATTGATAATGCCAGATATTGTGCAAATTGTGATGGTATTTTTAGGGATAATAGAGATATGTCTTGTGAGTATTGTGGTAGTAAACATACAAGATTAATAAGGATTATGTTAGACAACAAAGCCAACAACCGATTTATACTTGACCTTAATCAATAACTCATCTCAAAACCCCTTCTTTATTGAATAAAAAAAGTCTTGACAAAAAATGGAAAATATGTTAAAATTCTTTATAAACAATAAAGAAAGGGGTTTTTATGTTATATCACATTCCATTAGATAGGGCTAAAAAACTTCGTAAAAAGCTTGAGTTTTTAAATTGCAGAGCTATTAAGAATAATGTAGAAACCATTCCTTTTTCTTTTTCAGCTCCTTATGATAAAGTCGTTAATGATGTTGAGGGTGAAAAGGTTTTAACATTTACAGACCTTGAACTCAATGTTGATATGTTTCGCCCTATTGATGGTTTTATTTTTCTTGCTTCTGTTGAACACAGCCCTAATGGAAATATTCTTATCAATAAAAATCCTGATATTTCTATTCCTGAAGAGTATCGTATAAGTGGAAATCATTGTGACCATTGTAATGTTGATAGATACCGTAAAAATACTTATATCCTTTATAATGAAGTAACTAAAGAGTATATTCAAGTTGGTTCTACTTGTATTAAGGATTTTTTGGGTTTTAATGTTTCTTTAATATCTTCCAGATTTGAAATCCTTGATGATATTAAAGATATTTGTAGTGGTCCCTTTTTTGGTGGTCAACTGGTTTCAAATCTTAAAACTTTTTTGGCTATTGTTAATGTTCTTATTGATCTAAATGGCTATATATCGTCTAAAACACTTTTTTCTAAGGGGGATAATACTCTTATTACTACTGGTCATGATGCATTTAATGTTTCTACTTCTAATGATGAATATTCAAGAGAGATCAGAATGAAAGTTACATCTGAACATTATGATAATGTAGATAAAGCTATTGATTGGTTTAAGAAACAAGATACTTCTAAAGATTATTTTTACAATGTATCTACAATAATTAAGAATGAATATGTAACTAAACGGATTTCTAATCTTGCAGCATCTATTATGGCTGTGTATTTTAAAGAAGTGTCTAAAGAAAAGGAACCTAAGATTCCTTCTGAATATATTGGAACTGTTGGTGAAAAAATTCAGATTGAAGTTAAGGTTATAAATATTCAAAGTATTGAATCAAGATATGGTATGATTTATATTTATCGTATGGTTACACCAGAAGGGAATATTGTTGTGTGGTTTACTTCTACATCTAAACTTGAACTTGATAAGAAATATCGTGGTCTTGTGAAGATTAAGAAACATGATGAATATAAAAATATTAAACAAACAGTAATTACCAGACCTTCTTTTAAAGAAATTTTTTAAATTGACTTAAAAAAGTTCTTGACTTTTTATCTTTTCTATGATATTTTAAAAGAAAAATGGTGATCAAATGAATAGAGATAAATATATAAATGAACGTATTAAATTTTATAAGAATCTTGTTCTTTTATCTAAATCTACATTGATTACTGAGGCTAAAAGTCGTAGTCTTGATGTAAAAACTACAAATACAAAAGGTGTGATTATCCAAAAGATTCTTGATGATGAATTTCCCTATTAAAAAGAAAGTTGAGAGTATAAAATGTATTTTGATATTGGATTATATATTGTAGTTGTTTTACTTTTATTATCAAGAGGATATAAATTTTTTAAAATGTGGTATTGTGAATATTATAATTGAGGGGTAAAATGAAGAAACATAGTTGGGCTAAATATATTGTTAAGGTAAAATATTCCCCGTGGGGAAATATTCTTTATGCTTCTACTATAACTACGGCAAAAGCTATGGCGTCATTTTATAATGGAATAATTGAACCTTATCAATAAAGTTAATATGGAATATTTAAAAATATTTTTATCATTGATAATATCAATAATCATAACAATTTTAATAGGTATGGCAATCCAGTTTTTTAAATTCTGTTTGTTATTAACTCGCTGGTAATCTAATAATAATGGGGTGATGGAGATCAATGAAAATAAACGAAAAAGTTATGTTACTTAGGAAAGCAAATTCCAAAACACTTAAAGAATTTGCAGATGAAACAAATATCAGTGTTGATAGACTTGAAATGATTGAAAGTGGTCATGAAGTGCCAAATGTAAAAGAAATGTGGGCGATGATAAATAAATATAACGTAAATATGAAATATTTTATGGAGGGGATTATATGAAGTGCCCTAAACATGGGATGATGTCATTTGTTAAAGAGGAAAGAAATGTAAATGTTGGCATTCGTGGAGAATACTTTATTGAAGAACATTTTGAATGTAAGAAATGTTCTTTAAAAGGTGCTCAGTTTACAAGAATAACCGATAACAAGAGAAAAAAGTAATTATTTAATTGGTGGATAACCAAGAGCCGTAAATGCATCAATGATTTCTTGTGGTGTTTGCGGCTTTTTTATTTCACTTTTCTTTTTCTTTAGGTTTTTTATTTCAAGATCCAATGATATTATACGATTATTTGAATCATTAATCTCTTTTCTAAGTTGCAGAATAGTATTTTCACTTTCAATAATCTTTTGTTGATATTCAGCTCTTATTTCAGCTTCACGGGATTTTAAAACATCATTTAATACACTTTTACGAGGAAAAGAATTTGAAACCCATGCTACTGTAACCAGTATAATAACTGCTAATACAACATATCCAATCTGTTTTAAACCAATCATAATAATACCCCTATTAATAATCCCAATCCTAAACAACCTAAAGCCCCTGAAATCATACTCCATAAGCTTGGTTTTGCTGCTTTTACTTTTTCTTCACATGCTTTATCTTTTTCTTTCATGAGAATCTCTGTTTTTCCAAGAGCTTCAGAACATGATTGAAATTTTCTTTCAAGTTCTTTAGCAAGTTTTTCTTGTTTGTCTTTTTGATTCATAAGCTCAAGATTTCGTTTTTCTTGAACACTTAGTTCTTCTTCTGTAAATCTACATTTCTGAAGTTCAACAACCATACGACTTGCATCGTCGTTTTTAAAGCAAATTTGTGGTTCTTCTGAATATGAAATACCACATAAAGCAAATAACATTAACATTGCTAATATAAATCTTTTCATTAAAACACCTCTATATTTGATTTACCCATTGGATTATTTTTTTGTATTGGTGAATATGGGTTTTCATCTGTTCCAGTATAATATTTTGGGCGTTCAGCAAAACTTTGTAAACTTTTACCAACAAATGCAGCACCATTAGCAAAACCATAAGCTTCAACAACGCCGGGTGGTATATTTACAAGTGATCTAGTCCATATACATACTATTAACCATGTGTACCAAACAATAATATTAGAAAATATCACTGAAAAAAGAAATGCAAATCTCATTATTGATGGTGTATCAACACCTGAACTTAACAAACCCATGATTGTATTTTTCATGACATGAACTCCTGAACTTCTTTTGATACTCTATCAAGTCTGTTAAACCAACCTTTTCTAAACACTTCCTGGCTTGGATTTAAACTAATTAGTTTATTGTAAAAAATATTACGCTCTTTTAACATTGAATCAACCAATATTTTTGGATTGGTATTATTAATTTTATTCATAGTTTGTGGGCCTAATACACCATCAACATCAATAGCGTTATTTGTATATCTATTTAATGATCGTTGTAATATTTTTATTGCATTTCTCGGGCCACTATTAACACCGAAATCAAACATTAAGAAATCTGGTCCACTTGGAAATAAATCAAGTTTCATTTTATCCCAATAGTATTTTTTGTATATTGGAGCGGCTAATTCTAATGTGTTTAACATTTTAATATCATTAATATCAACATCACCATCACCATCTAAATCACCATAATCATATTCATCGTAAAATTGTTTAAGTGTTGATAATGTTATGCCAAGATTTGTTGGACCTCCTTTATCTAAGGGATGGTTAGTATAACCACCTTCATATTGTAAAACCTTTGTTAAAGAGGGTAAAAAATTTTCTTTCATTATAAAACCACCATTATATTTTATATTTATTTAGTATAAATATAAAAAAATATATAATATTCGGAGATTAAAAAATGAGTAGATTATCAGATTATATAATTGAAAAAGTTTCAAAATCAGAAATTGATGAAGCTTTAAGTAATCCAAATGTCCGTATTGGTTGTGAATTTGAATTTTATGGTGATATTAATTCTATTATTGATGATAAAGAAAATCCTTGGATTGAATTGATAGAAATAGCTGAAAATTACAATGAAAAAATGAAAAAATGGATTGAATTTAATAAACATTTAAAAAATAATAAAAATTCAGAAATGGAAACACCACCTGATAAACCAAAATTACCACATGATTTAGAACAACATCTTTGGTATTTAGTGGATGATGACTATTATAAAGAGACTGAATATCAAATATTTGATATTGAAAAGATGATAAAGCAATTAAATAAATGGAAAAAAACAATAGACCCGGATAGAATAAGATCGTTTGTAACGGACGTAGTTATTGATAGAATTCCCAAATCATTAGATTGGAAATTTGGAATAGATGGTTCATTAACTGAATATGATACTGATATTGAAATATCTACTACACCAATGCCTATAAAAGAGTTTTTAGATGCATGTCCAAAAATGTTTGAAATAATTGATGAATTTGGCATAGTAACAGATAAATGTGGATTTCATATAGGTATTTCATTATCTAATATTGATAATTTGGAAAAATCGTTAGATGTTGTAAAATTAGCAATGTTTACAGATGAAGAATATATATATAAGTTTTTTAGTGGGCGAAAAGATAACGCATATGTTAAATCTTCTTATGATAAAATTTTAAGTAATTTTATTATAACACCTGAGAGCTTTGAAAAATTTATTGATACTGGTAAGATGGATCGTGAATATAGTAAAGAACATTATAATGCTATAAATCATGAGCATCTTAGTCAAGATAACAAATATATTGAGTTTAGATATATAGGTGGTGCTAATTATCATCGGAAATGGGATAAAATTAAAACTATTATCGGCCAATACGTTCATAATATGGTTTTAGCTTGTGACCCATCTTATAAAAAGAAAGAATATTTATTAAAGATACAAAGAATAATAAACAAGATAGATTATCAGGCTAAAAAAGATTTTGAGGATAAAATAATTACTGCTTTAAAGAATGCTAATCCAAATCAAAAGAAGTTTTTAAATAGTAAATTAATTAAAATTAAAAAAATAATAGATCATTTAAATATGAAAATAGATCATAGATTAGATAATGTTGCTGAACAAATATCATCTCAATGGTGGGATTCTGATATAAAACCAACAATGATAGAATTATCCAAGATACCAGAAGAAGATAAACCAGAAAATTTTCCCGATGTAACAGTAGAATATTATGCTATGAAAGAATTTATACAAATGTGGAAATCATTAGAAGGGATTTTAAATTATAAAGCAGGAAAATATCTTGCTGATATAGAGGATAAATATTCAGAATATGAGAATGGTAAATATTATTATTCTTCTAAACCATCAGCTTCTTCAGTATGGAAAAAAAATAAAATGCTTGCTGATATGGTTGAAAAAATGAATAATCTTAGGGAATCAATTAAAAATGATAAATCAATGATTTCAGAAAAAGTTTCTAAGAGAGATGTTGATATTGCATTTTCAAATCCAAATGTTCGTATTGGTTGTGAATTTGAATTTATAGTACCTGCATTTGATGAAAAATATGGAAAACTTGCAAAAATGTGGATTGAATGGGATGCATATTATCAAAGATTTGAAGCATGGGAATCATCTACTGAAGAATATGAAAATGCTGGTGAAGAAGAAGGATATGATCCACCAGAAATACCAAAATGGGCTAAAGAAATGGGATATGATTCTGGTGATGAAATTCCTAATCCTTTTGAATTGTTTAAATTACCATCATTTGATATTACAAAATTTTTCAAACTGAATGTTAAAGAATTTTTACCACTTAATAAAATGCCTTTTAGCAATTATATTATTAGTGATAATAATATGACAAAATCAACTACTAAATGGGTAATCAAACCAGATGCAACATTAGGACCATCTGGAATTGAAATTGTAAGCCCAATACTTACTATTGATGAATACCTTGATATTTGTCCTAAAATGTTTGATTTTATTGAAAAATATGGTGCAACTAATGATAGTTGTGGATTTCATATATCAATAAGTTTGAAAAATGTTTCAAATCTCTCTAAAACATTAGATGTTGTTAAGATGGCTATGTTTCTTGATGAAGAATATATATATAATTTTTTTAAGAAGAGACGTGATAATGATTATGCAAGATCAGCTCATAAAGCTGTAAAGCTTGGTGCTTCAAAGTCGGAGATTGAAGATTTTATAAAAGATAATATTGATGTTACTAAGCTTAGAAAAGCAATTCCAAATACTCATTATGAAGCTATAAATATTGAACATTTGAGTGATTTACCTGAAAAACAATATATTGAATTTAGATATATTGGCAGTGGTGATTATCATAAAAAATGGAATGAAATTAAAAGAATTACAGCTCATTATATATGGGCGTTGAGTATTGGTAATGATCCAGAGTTTAAGAAAAAGGAATATATGTTAAAATTAAACAGATTGATGCTTAAATATGATTTGTTTACAAAGTTAAAAAGATTGGATATAATGGATAAAGAAAATAAGCAGGACACACCAGAATATAATGTTATATCAAAACAAGTAAAACAACTTGTTGGTATGGGTATAAAGATTAAAAAAGGTGAGTTTGAACCTGTTAAAAAAGAAGTGGGAGAAATATAAATGCCTAAATGCGGTAGATGTTATTCAGTTTTACCACCACCCTTTTTGGAAGATATGCCTGATGGTGGAAAACAATGTAAGTTTTGTATTGATGGTGTTGATAAACTTGAATATGGAAAAGGAAAGTTTGCAACAAAAGACGAGATAATAAAAGAATATGATATTTTTTTGAAAATCATTATGGATCATAATGAAATACTGAAAAATGCTATAAAGGGTGATATTTCTGATGTTCCTGAAAAATTAATTTAGAATGGGTTAGATATATATGACAAGTGTTATATTATTAAATGCTGATTTTACACCACTTGGTCTTATAAGTTTAAAGAAGGCTATGAAACTCGTAGCCAAGGGTAAAGCTGAAATAGTTAAAGAAGCAAAAAAGATTATAAACACGGTAACAAAGAGTTTTTTTGTTCCACTTGTTTTGCGTTTAATTAAGTTTGTGCGTATGTTATATGGTAAAAAAGTTCCTTTTTCTAAAAGGAATGTAATGATTCTATATGATTACAAATGTGCGTACTGTGGTGTTAGAATGAAAAGTGGTATGACTCTTGATCATATTATACCACGTTCCAGAGGTGGTAAAACTGAATTTTCTAATGTTGTTCCATGTTGTTTAAAATGTAACAATATTAAGGATAATAAGCTTCCACATGAAGTTGGAATGACACTTAAATATAAGGTTATTGTTCCGACTATCAATGAATATCTTCAAATACAAATCAAAAATTTAGGACTTGGTAATACACTTAAAGAGCTTGGTATATTATAATAGTGTGGAGGAAAATGTTGAAGCCGATACAGAAACCTGGCAAAATCTCAATGATGAGTTATTGTGGTGATTTGCAGGGAGTTGGGACAATACGAATTATATATCCTTCTCTTTTACTTAATCATCTTCGTATCCCTGGGTACCAATTTACAGCATCATATGGAACACAATATATAAATGATCCAGTATTTTATAATAATTTTACTTTTATTCAGTTTCAAAGAGCAACAACTGAAAGACATCTTGATTTGGTTAAACATTTCAAAACTAATATTAGGAAAAAAACTAAGACACCTGTAATATATGAAATTGATGATTTGTTGTTCGATATTCCAGAATGGAATTATGCTAGTTCATATTATTCAAAATATAGAAGTTCAATAGAAAAAATATTAGAAGAAACAGATGGTATTACGGTATCAACAGAGTTTTTGAAGAAAAAATATTTGAAATATAATTCAAAAATAGAAGTTATTCCTAATCATTTGCCAAAATTTGTTTGGGGTGAATCAGTTCCACAATATTCTTTAGATAAAAAAGGTAAAATAAAGATTATATGGGCTGGTTCTGAAAATCATTTTGCTAATAAGCATCTGTTGAATAAAGGGATAAAAGGTGGTGATTTTGGAAAAGGATTAATTGATTTTATTCGTAAAACGATAAATCAATATCATTGGATTATATGTGGTGGTATTCCCAATGAACTTTCAGATTTAAAAAATAATGGTATTGAATATTATGAATGGAAAAATATTTTTGAATATCCATCTTTTCTTAAATCTTTACAGGCTGATATATTCATAGCACCACTTAAAAATAATGAATTTAATTCGTCAAAATCTAATTTGAAAATGCTAGAAACAGTGGCAATTGGGGCTGCTGGTGTTTATAGTAATATTGAGCCATATGCTGGTGGTAAAATGCTTGCTAATAATGATGAAGAAATGATTGAAATGATACAATCACTAGCTAATGATCGAGATTTGAGAAAAGTTGTATATGAACATGATTTACAAAATGTTAAAGATGTTTTATACTGGGAAGATAATAATAATGTAAGACGGTATATTGAAACATATTTGAAGTTTTTTGATAGGTGTTTGGAATGATAACAATACAAGATGTATATGAATCATATCGTAGGGCACAGAGTAAAGCTTTCAATAGACCTTATAGATTTCCAAAAGATTTTGGATTATGGTTTGTAAATGCTAATAAAAAAACACAGGAAAATCTTGAAATAATAACAAAATATTTTAATACAAAGTGGCAAAATATAAATCCAGAAGAATATTTTACTACTGGATTTAATATCTGGAAAAACTTTAGTTATCATCAGTTTTTAAATCCTAAAATACTTAATCTTTATATTGATAGAGATAAGCTTAAAAAGCGATCTTTAATGGGTTGTAAAGCTGATCTTATAAAAGGTAGAAAATATGTTATATCAACATATGGAAATATAACATTTTCTGAATATTGTAAAATGAAAGATGGTGAAATACATCAACCAGTATCAGATTTTTTAAATAATAAAATAGGTAAATATACTTTAACATATTTAATATATAAAAGATATTTGGTTCTTGAAGATCATGAGCGTTCATTATTATCAATAATAACAAATAATTATCGTGATATTGTTGCTGAAATAGAAGAAATTGGAGAACAGTATATATGAATATTTATCAAGAAGAAGTAAAGATAAAAGGAGAACCTTTATGGAAAACAACAAGTCAAACAATATCTGGTGGTACTAAACTATTAAAAGCAAAAGATTATGATAGATCAATAAAAGATAGATATGAAAAAGAAAACCTTAATGAAGGAGGTAATTATTGAGAAATAGGTAAATAAAATGATACTGATTGGGGATATTATAAGTGTTGAAAATGACACAGCTATTGTTAATTTTCGGTCAATTAATAAAAATGGGATAATAGATATAAAAGATATTAGACATCTTGAAAAATTTATGATACCGGGAATTAGAATAACATATGATACAGAAAATAAAAAGGTTGAAATACCTATTGTAAAATGGCAAGAGAACAATAAAACAAAATTATTAGGTTTACATTCTAGTAGTATTTCTATATAATAAAAAGAAAAAACAATAAAACAGCCTTGAAGGCTACAACATGGAGGAAATGTTATGTCAAAATGGATTAACAAATCATTATTTGAAAATTATGCACAACAGAAGGAAAAAGAAGAAGCACCTCAACAGTTTATAAAAAGAAGTGAGCGGGTTTGGCCGACTCCTGAAATGGGAACCGCTGAAAAAGCTAAAGTATATGAAGGTCGTTTTCTACCTGATCCTAAAGGAAGTTTTACAAAGAAATATTTTTATCATGGATTTAAGGTTGGTGAAAAGTTTAGATCATTTTTGTGTGATAAGACCGATGATATGAATAACTTTTGTGTTTTTTGTGCAGCTACACAGAAGCTTTATATGGGCAATGACAATGATAAGAAAGCAGCTGCTAATTACAAGCGCAAGACTCGTAATGTAGGTAACTGGTATATTGTTGATGATCCTAGAGACGCTGAACGTGAAGATGATAAGAAAATGAAGGGAACTGTTCGTATTTATGAGTTTCCTGATAAAGTTGATTCAAAACTTAAAGCTGAAATCACAGATAAGAAAAATGGACTTGGTTCATCAATATTTGATCCGGGTGCTGATGGATTTAACTTCCTATTGAAAGCAAAAGCAACTAAGAAAGATGCAACTGGTAAGGTATGGCCTGATTATTCAGACAGCACCTTCGCTCGAAAAGCTTATCCTCTTGGTTCTGATAAAGAGATTAAAGAAATCATGGAAAGTACACATAATCTTGATGAATATATCAATAGCTTGAGAATTTCTGATGATGAAAAGGTTAATTTACTGAAAACAGAAATGCTTTGGGAGCTTGTTGAATCTGATTGGAAAAAATATAAAGGTAATATTGCTGAAAAGAAATCAACATTTAGATCGGAATCGGATGATCTTGATGATGTTCCATTTGAAGTTGCAAATGAAGTAGATGATAATGGATTATCAGACCCTACTGATGAAGATTTACTTAGAGAACTTGAATCAATGAAATGATGTCGGGTGTAATGGGAATATATTAGAAATAATACTTATATACAGGACTCTGGTTCTGGACAGCCCGATATTACCCACATCTTCAGGCCCTAAAGTGGAAATACTTTAGGGCCTTTTCATTTTCAATAATCATAATATAACATTTCGTTAAACTGAAAATAGTTTTAAATAAATATTCTTAACATTTCGTTAAACTAGAAATCAATGTAATTTAAAATTTTGAATTTTTTATTGGAATTTTAGTTAAATGTTGAATTTAAAAAACTAAAAGTTCAATAATATCAATGCATAAAAAATTTTTATTTTTAGCGATTTTTGGCATGAAACTTGAAATATAATATGTTAAATAAATAAAATGGAGGAAAAAAACCATGAAGAACATTAAAACAACAATCGTAACGGCAATCGGTGGAGTATTGATAACTGCTGGATTTGTAGGAGCTGAAACAGTTTTAGCTGGTGGGCCAGAGAACTTTCCTTATTTCCATCTTGGAACCCTTATTCTTGCTGGTCTTATCATTACGGGTTTGAAATTTAAATATGATAAGATGAATACATATGAGGCTGTTGGTGCTATTGGATTGTATGCTATTCTGGTTAGTTTATTCACCAATCCAGTTGTTATGGCTATTAAAAATATTATGAGCTAAGAGGTATATAATGTTAGTAGTATCGTACAAACAAGACCATCTTGAAAAGAAGTCTTTTTATAAAAAATACTCCAAAGCACTTAATATAAGTGCTTGGGGTATTGTTTTGGTGGTTTCAACTATTGGTATGAGCTTACTGGGAATGTGGCTTGACAGGGTTCTTGAAACACAACCAATGTTTATGGTTGGTTTGTGTTTATTAGCTAATGGAACTACAATGTGGAGACTATATCAAGAAAGTAAAAAATAAATTGATTAATTATTTATAAATAATAATATTTATTAAATGGATTAATCAATGAGATTACAATCATATTTAACTGAAACCAAGAAGAATATTGTAATAAAAACATTAAATCAGATGAATGATAAAGATGTAAAAGATTTTTTTAGTCTTATGAAATATGGTGATTCTTATTCTAATATTGATTCAATAAAAAAATATGGATTGTTTTTTGGTTTCGCATATGTTGATGATATATTGGCGTCTGTAGCAGCTATAAAAAATAATTATAGAGTTGATGATGTATTTGAAGCTTCTGAAACAGAAGAAAATCCAGATGATTATAATTATGAAATTGGCTGGGCATATACATTACCAGAATATCGTAAAATGGGATTAAATAAATCTTTATATAAAGAATTATTATCGAAAGTGTCTGGTGGTGTTATAGCAACTGTTAGATTAGGAAATAATATATCAACAAATAGTCTTAAATCTCTTGGATTCGAAATAA